AGTATTTAAAGCCTCCTATTCCAGTTGTAGTCTTAATATCTGCAACATATCCATCTCCAAGTATATCAGCTTTACCTCTAAAGGGTATTCCGTTTATATCTGAAATAGCAGGTACTTCTTGTTTAGTATCTTTAAGCAATTCTACTGCTCTAGAGTTATTATAAAAAGCATCAGCTAAACGCTCTACCTTCCATCTGTCGGATTTAGTAAAAACTCTTCCAAACTCCTGCTTAGCCTCTTTAAATGCTTTTGTATTTTTACTTGCCACATCTACAAACACTTGATCCTCATATAC